TTAGCCATATTATTCTCCTATAGCTGTATTAAAAGAGAAAAACTACACATCGGCAAGTTTCATAAATTCGTCATCAGTCATATTTAAATAATTGGCTGATGCACTATCAGTCTTACCTGCAGTCTTTCTTGTTCCTGCTGCGGCTTTACGCTTTTGTTGTACAACAGCAGGGTCCTGTGCTTTAGTCTTCGGTACAGATGCAGGAGGAGGTCTAACAGATTCCTGTTGATTACTTAGTGCTCCTTGAGATTGTAGATGTTCAGCTACTTGTCTATAAGCGACAACATCAGGTACTTGTAGTCTTCCTAACGCTCTCTCAGTATCAACAACCGATTGTACTTTATCAAAAACTCCATTAAATACATGGTCATTAATAATAGATATAATCTCAGGATTGTCAGATATTAAGTTTTTACTTTCGTTATCCCACTCTTTAGCTAAGATATTTATAGTCTTGTCAAAAGATGGGGTATCTCTAATATCATCAATTGCTTGATTAATTTTAAACTCTTTATCTGATACACTGTAATTATTAGGTTTATATGTTACTTCCTCATCAGTATCTATATCTAACGGGTCAATGCCACTATCTTTTATAAGTTGAGCAATTGCTTTAGGGTCTTTTTTAGAAAGGTCGATTAAATTGTTAAGTTTATTTTGATCTAACAATCCTTCTTTTTCTAAAGTACTTACTATCTTAAGATTAGGACTTAAAGTCTTCATCTTATTATGATAGTCAGCGCCTTTCTGCATTAGGGCTATTGCATCGTCAATGTTATCGACTTGCATCATCCGCTTGCTAGCTTTAAATGGTGCCATTATCCGCTTGTATGCTGCTTCATAATCAATTTTAGCTTGAGAAGTATCCTTCTCTTGTTTAGCTTCATTGGTATCTTCAGTAGCATCTGTATCTTCAGACTCTAACTCTACAGTATCTTCTAATGTTTCGTCTTCTAGTTGAGTATCCTCATCTAGGTCAGCTACTTCATCTTCTAATATCTCTTCATCAGATTCTTCCGTATTACTTTCAGACTCATCCGTTTCCTCATAAGGGTCGACCTTATCAGGAGTTACTTCTTCGTCTTCACTTGTTACTTCTTTAGAAGTTTGCTCTTCTTCAGGAGTATCAATTTCTTCAGTGTTTTCTTGAGCTTCAGCTTCTTCTGCTGCAATTAATCCAGCTTCAAGTTCACTTAAATCTTGTTTTAGGAATTCTTCGTCATTCATTCCTAGAGGACTATTTACTTCAGCCATTGCTTAAGTCCTCCTGTAATATTTGTGTTCTAGCATCTTCATCGTCTCTGTAAGCTTGTTCTGCTTGTGTGCCTCTAGTTAGTACACTATCAAAGAAATTACTTAATGCTCCAATACCATAAATCATATTATCAATCATTTTTTGTTGTTCTTCATTTAAAGAACTAGCTTTAGCCATAACTAACCTAGCAGCTTCTTCTTTAAAATAATAATCAAGAACTACTTTTTTAAATTCTCGATTTTTAAATAATTTAATAGTACTATCTTTAATATCAATGAAATGCTTAGCATCATTCATATTATCTTCTAATTCTTGCAATTGTTCTTCTGTGCTCATCGTGTGTCCTCTTATTGAGATAAAAACAAAGTATTGTTAATAATTTAAATAACAAATCTCTCCTATTTTTTAAATAAACTAATTTGTTATACAAATTGTCTATTTTCGCGATTATATCACGGTTTTTTCTAATCTTACTGACCATTTAACATTGGATCACTAATTATTGCATCTGCAAACTTGTTGTCCATTGCGTTTTGTTGGTCTACTCCTTTCATGTTTTCTTCATGTTGTCTGCCAACACCAGACTCTTGTTCTACAAAATTTAAGTCTTCCATATCAGACTTACTATTTAAGTTTCTAGACTTAGATATTTCAGTCTGAGTCTTAGCTTTCTTATATTCTACATCTACTGCATTTTCAGCTGCTTTAGCACTTTCATTAGCTATCTGAGCTTGTAATAGTTGCATTTCCATTTGTGCTCTTTGTTCAGCCATTGGATTAGGTTGCGGCTTATATTCTTTAATCTGTTTAGCTAGTTCAGGCATTTTACGTAATCTAGCTATGTCAGCTAATATAATCTGTGACATAGATGGATCCATGTTGTTACCCATTGTCTGTAACATAAATGATAGTTCTTGAGCTTTTTCGTTATCAGCTTCAGCTGTAGAAATATTTAATTTAATATCATACATACCACCTAAGTCTTCACGATTAATAGCAACAAACTCTTCATTAGTTACTCTTACAATTTCTTCATCAGATAAAAACTCAGAGTTCATAGATATAATCTTACGACCTATTTGATTAATACCATCAGCTAATCTTCTAAGTATTCCTAACTCACGTTTAGAAGCTGCATCTAATGCACTTCTAATACCAGTAGCTGTATTACCTAATGCTGCTCCACTAATACCACTATTAAATGCTTTAACACCTGTTAATGATTCAGCTTCATTGTTTTGAAGATTTAACATGTTTAATGCACTTTGAGGGATTTCAGGATATGTATCCATATGAAATGCTTGTCTAGGGTCTACATTAGAATTAAACTTGTAATCTGCTCCTTGTTCAAATTTACGAGAGTTTGTAACATCTAAAGCATCTTTACGAATACCCATTTGTCCGTTAGCAGACCTACCAATAATATCAATCATACCTCGTGTTACAGCACCAATAATCTTTTGGTTATCTTCTAATAACGCACCATCTGGTTCACCATATATGTGTTTACGTACAGGTAAGTATTGAACTGACACAAACGGTAGTTTTTTATCAGGGAATGGATTAGACTCCATTCTAATTAATACATCACCTACCCAAGTTGCAATAAAAGGTTCTACATCTCCAGTATCGTTAATATCCCAGTAACCCCAATATTCATAAACAATAATCTTTTTACGTGGGTCGTCTTTAAATTTAAAGTTTGTTTCATCTTCTAAGTTATGGTCAGGTTGTGCTAATGGTGCAGCATTCTCTAATATAACGTGGTCTAGATTTGAATATCTACCATCTTTTTTAAGTTCAGCCATAGATGTTTCAAAACTGTAAATAACAAAGTTAGCCTTATCTAACTCACCTAAACAAGTAGGATCAATGATTACATTGTTATAGTCACAAACTTCTAACTCAGGTTGATTTTTAATCACTTTAGTTTGTTCTTCCATGTGAGAACCAACTTGAACTCCCATCATTGGTACACCTGTTTCCATAGTTAATCTATGTGCTTCTTGTATCTCAGGCGGAGTATCTGTTTTATATTGCTCAGGATTTTGTTCCATCATTTGATGTAGTTGCTCATGCATTTGAGCTGATTCAGGTGATGGTTGATATTCAAAGTCAGGTACTTCTACCTCTATAATCTCATCTTCATAGTTCCAACCAACTTTAACAACAACAGTTCCTTCATCTACTGCAGTACGTACATACTCATCAATAAATGCAGTTTTATCTATCTTACAATTAATTTGATAATTTAATAATAACCCATTTTGTATTGCAGATTCTTTATCTTCAAAAGTCATTGGAGCTGTATTAAACAAATCATCAGTAGATAAGAATGGTTCACTTAGTGCAGCATAACGCCATTCAGCTTGTTTTCTAATAAGCTTAGGGACAATTTTTGATCTGCCTTTCTTATTATTAATTGTTTGCTCACCATTTAAAGCATCTATCCAACCATCAACATCTAATACATGTGATGTGTGAGAAGACTGAGCTTCATCGTAATCAGCTTTAAGTTCTAATAAGTCAGGTGGATTTTTCCAATCTACAAGCTTTTTTGGTTCACTTAAATCTACATCTAAATCATGTTGTTTCTCAGCCATGTGCTTTTTCCTTAAGTTGTTGTGCTACATAATACTGCATTATGCGGATATCTTCATATTTTTTAACTTTATGTAACGTTTTATCTTGATACTTTATTGTTTCATCAAGCATATACTTACCAAATAAACTTACAGTATTTGGAAACAACGCACAATATATATCTTTATCTCTTACTATTTCTGTACAAAAATACTCGTACACTTCCATAAAACATCTTTTATCTTTAACAGCATCAGCTATAGCTACGCTAGTAATAAAGTAACCAGGTATATTCTTATCATAAAAATAATACATAAAAGCATTACCTTTATGTATTGTTGTACACCGTGTAAATTTAATATCCATTATCTATTTGGTTTAAAAAAGTTTTTAATTGCTTGAACATCTAATTCTTTTCTAGCAGGTTTTTTTACGTATGTAGGAAGTGGATTGCCACTAGCACCCCAAGTTTGTACTGCTTTTTCATATCCAGCATCTGTTTTCCAAAACTCTGAGTTTTCGTCTGCACTCCAATAGTTACCATCTTTTGCTTTTTTAAATCCAGGCATTTCTCCATAATCAGGAGTTAATCCTTTTAAACTTCTAGCATCATTCATTTTTTCTTCAGGACGCATACTAAAATTAAATATAGGTTTTTGTCTATTTCGTCCTCTAGTACTTGGACCATCTGACATCATGCCAGGAATTGAATTGTAACTATTTTGCATTTGTTTATCTGGGTTAAGATTTTTAGCTTTTTTTATAACATCTGGAAAAATTCCATCATCTGAAGCACCCATATCATATACAGTATTAGAATCAAAACTTGCATTTTCATTACCAGGAAAAGCTTCTGAGATAGCTTCTGCAGTTATTGGTGTGCCTGAAGGTACAGGTTCGCCCTCATGTATATTTACACCAATAGAATATCCTTTTGAATCTACATTTATACCTTTAGTTTCTTCTAATTGACTAATAATAGGACCAATAGAGTTATTAAGTCTTTCAAGATCTTTTGCTCTTTCTTCTGCTATTAAGCGCTTTTTTCTTTGTTGCATTGCAGCTTTATCAGAAGCATTTGCTATTTTATCTATTTTATCGTTTTGTCTTTGATTTTCTTTAGCTATAGCAAACGCAGATCCTGGAGCACCGTTATCAGTAAGATTTTCTATATTAGATAAATCTACCATATTATTAAAAGGGCTTATAGATTCTCTACTATAATTTATACCTCTACCATTTGAAGAACCTTCTGCTAGCATAGTATTACTATCAAGTGGGTTAACACCACCTGTACGATTACCATAAGATTCCATAGTTCGTCCAATAGCACGTTCACGTGCTGCACGAGCAGATCCTTCTGGTTCAAGGTATTGAGTTGCTCNTTCTGATATAC